GGGCAAATATCCTCGCTTTTTATGCAGATTTGATTTGCTATAGGGGGTTGTACTTGTGACTTATCATCAATACTTATGAATGATTACTTAGACAAAAAAGCGACACAGTTAGGTTTTTCAAAATTGGTTGGTGTTAGTCAACAAGCAATTTCAAAACACCTAGATAGTGGTGTATTAATTAAAGGCCAAACTTTTCGTGAATGGTTGATTTTTTATTGTGAACGGCTTCGCGACGAAGCTGCTGGTCGCGGTGGAAATGATCAAGTTAATTTAACTCGTGCCCGAACACGCGAAGCGGTTGCTTCAGCGCATTTAAAAGAGCTGGACGTGAAAACAAAAACAGGTACTTTAATACCTGTTGATGAAATAGAACCAAGTCTTGAAGCTTTAGTTGTCGCACTTAGAACAGAACTATTAATTTTACCGGATAAATTAACAATGGCCGTTAAGACAATGTATGACGTTGATATTGATCCTTTGTTAATAGAAGAACCTATTCATGAAGCCTTGCAACACTTTGCCGATGGAACTAGCGCCAGCGACGATTGCGCTAGTTGAACGACTGCGCGCAAAAGCTGCTCCGCCGCCAAAGTTAACAATAACGGAATGGGCTGATAAATACCGATATCTTGCAGCTGAATCATCTGCCTTATCGGGTAAATATAATTCTGATTTAACTCCGTGGGTCGCTGGTATGCATGAAGCGCTAGATGACCCGGCGATATATAAAACAGTTTGTATGAAGTCATCCCAAGTTGCTTGGACTGATGGCGTTATCATGAACTGGCTCGGTCGAATTATTGATATTGACCCATCGCCTGTGATTGGTTTATTTGCAAAAGCAGAAGCAGCTAAAGATTTTAGTCAAGAAAAATTAGCGCCTGCAGTATTAGCAACACCAAGATTATCAGCAAAGCTCGACGTTGCTACTAGCCGCAAAGATGGTAATCGCGCTTTAATGAAAAAGTTTGCCGGCGGCTTTTTAAAACTGGTTGGTTCAAATAGTGTTTCAAATGTAAAGAGCACGCCAGCACCAAGAGTATTTATAGAAGAACCTGATGATGCCGCTGCTAATGTTGGCGGGCAGGGTGACTCTATAAAGTTATTAGAAGAAAGGACTAAAACATATCATCGACGTGATATTGTTTTTGGTGGTACGCCTTCAATTAAAGGCATATCAACAATTGAAAGTGCATATCTTGGTTCTGATCAGCGAAAGTTTTTTATACCTTGCCATGATTGTGGTGAATCGCATGTTTTGTCATTTGATAACTTAACTTGGCAGAGCGATGAAAATGAAAGTCATGAAAAATTTGGCCACGCTTTACCTGAAACGGCTGCGTATGCATGCCCTGAATGTGGTTCGCTTTGGGGTGACCAACAAAAGAATCGCAATGTAAAAAAAGGACAATGGCAAGCAACTGCTAAATCTCGCGGCGTTGCTGGTTTTTATATAAACGAATTATATTCGCCGTTCCCTGGTTCTCGCATGGTGCGACTGGTAGAACGTTGGCTTGAAGCTGAATATTCTTTTGAACGAGGCGATGATACAGATTTAATTGTATTCACCAACTCAGCAAAAGGGTTACCTTATGAATATAAAACGGACGCACCTGAAGCCGACGAACTTGAAGCGCGCGCCGAAGAGTACAAAGAATTAACCGTTCCACGTGGAGCGTTAATTTTAACGGCAGGTATTGATGTTCAACACGATAGATTGGCCGTGCAGATTTGGGCATGGGGTCGCGGTGAAGAATCATGGTTGGTGTACTGGGGTGAATTGTCTGCAAAGAAAACAACTACCGATAAGACTGACCCAGTCTGGAAAGAATTAGATAACTTATTATTCAAAAGCTTCGAACATTCCGATGGATTTGCTTTGCGTTTATCAGCAATATCAATCGATTCATCTGATGGTGGTACGTCTGATGTTGTTTATAGCTATGCTCGGGATCGTCAGCGCCAAGGCGTAATGGCAATAAAAGGTTCATCCAATGATTACGGTTTGCGAGAAATTTATAGCACGCCAAAAAAAATAGATCACAAAACAAAAACAAAGGCCAGTAAATATGGCTTGAAGATTTACACGGTTGGCACACACAAAGCAAAAGATTTACTTATTGGTGATAACGGACGAATTACTTTAGAAGGTAATGGTGCCGGCCGAATGCATTGGTATAAAAATGTACGCGTGGATTTTTACGAACAAATGCTTTCGGAAATTAAAGCACCCCATCGCTCGATTCGTAAAAAATTAGTATGGCAAAAGAAATCTGGCGTTAGAAATGAAGGGTTAGATTGTGCGGTTTATGCGTTACATGCAGCCCGTTCAATTAAAGTGCATACGATGCAAGAACATCAATGGGCTGCGCTGGAAGAAAAACTTAAACAATCTGACTTATTTAGCAATAAAGATGACGTTATCGTTAATAAATCCGATAAAACTCAACAAGAAAAAACGCAAAGCAACAACTGGGTTGATGCTGGCGATGGAGATTGGTTAAAAAATGAGTGAAGCGACTGAAATGTTAGCAGCGTATACCGCAGCGGAAAAAGCCGTATTGAAAAACCAAAGTTATAGCATTGATGGTATTTCTTACAACAAAGCTGACCTTGGTGCTTTACGTGCTGGCCGTCAAGAATGGCAGCGTCGAGTGAATACTGAAAGAGCGCGATTAGGTGGTGGCTCAAGCGTTAACAGCGTAGCAGATTTTACAAACTAATTATGAAAAACCCATTAGATAAAATTATTGCTTTCTTTTCGCCGCAAACTGCATTTAATCGTGCGCAATTTCGGGGTGCTTTGGCGGCTTATGAATCAGCTAAACCCGGACGGTTACGAAAAAATCAAGCGGATAATAGTAGCGGTGATGCTGTTGTTGGTCGCGCCGGCGCTTCGCTGCGCGGTTATGCTCGACAACTAGAGCAGAATTATGACTTTGCTAAAGGTGTGTTAACCGTATTAGTGAATAATACGATTGGCCCCGCAGGTATTAGCGTTGAGTTTCAGCCTAAAAATAATGATGGTGACATACATACTGAATTTGCTCAGTCTTTACAGGATGCTTTTAATAACTGGATATTAATGCCTGAGGTTACCGGCGAGCATGATTGGATTGCAGCGCAACAATTAGCAGGCCAAACCTATTTTCGTGATGGTGAGCTCTTAACACAATTGTTACTAGGTAAAGTACCTGGTCTTGACCATGGAACTCGCGTTCCTTTTTCTATAGAGTTAATCGAAACAGATCATTTACCGTTTGATTATACCGACGATTCAAAAGGTATTACTCAAGGTGTACAACGAAATGCTTGGGGCCGACCAACGGCTTATCATATATACAAACAACATCCGGGCGATGATCGAATTTATAGAGATTTGATAACAAAAGTGGTGCCAGCCTCGCGAATACTTCACCCAAAGATCACTACACGCATTCGCCAAGCGCGCGGTGTTTCAATATTCGCATCAGTTATACGCCGCCTTGAAGACATTAAAGACTATGAAGAGTCAGAACGCGTTGCTGCACGTGTTGCCGCCGCGATGACTGCATATATCAAGCGTGGCACAGCTGAAGATTATGTTAAAGAGGATGGTTCAGACAAAGATAGAAGTTTTAATATAAAACCGGGGATGGTGTTTGATGGCTTATTACCCGGCGAAGATGTAGGAATAATTTCAAGCGATAGACCATCGACAGCAGTCGGCGGCTTTATTGATATTCAAATGCGCGGTGTTGGCTCTGGTACGGGTGCCAATTTTTCGAGTATTTCAAAAAACTATAACGGAACGTACTCTTCGCAACGCCAAGAATTAGTTGAAGGTTGGAGTAATTATTTAAGTGGCACCATGTCATTTATCGGTAAATTTAACCGTCCCATTGTTCGTAACTTTATTGATATGGCAATCCTATCAGGTGTTGTAAAAGTTCCGTCTGATATAAATCCTCTTACAATCTTTGATGCTGACTATCGCGGGCCATCGATGCCGTGGATCGATCCCAAGAAAGAAGTTGATGCTAATGAAACCTTAGAGCGTGCAGGTTATAAATCTGCACAAATGATTATTCGCGAACGCGGTGGAAACCCTAAAGATGTACGTAAACAAATAAAACAATGGCGTGAAGATAACGACGAAGATAAATTAGTTTTCACCACTGATGCTAAACACGACAAAAGCCCCGCAAATGCGGGGCTTTCTACTTCTGTCAACGGAGATAAAGACGATGAGTAAAAAGAAAAAATTAAAAAACAACCAAATAAATAATTTATCACCTTATCGCATACAAGCAATGGGTGATAGTGAAGCCGAATTATTAATTTATGGCGACATTGGCGAAAGCTGGTATGAAAGTGTGACAGCAAAAGATGTTGTTACTCAACTTCAAGATTTAGATGTTGATACTGTCAATGTGCGAATTAATTCTTATGGCGGTAATGTTGCTGATGGCATTGCCATTTATAACGCGCTACGTCGACATGAATCAAAAGTAAACGTCATTATTGAAGGTGTTGCTGTTTCCGCTGCCTCTTTAATTGCAATGGCAGGCGATACCGTTGAAATGGGCGCAAACTCCCTCTTTATGGTTCATGCACCTTGGACATATGTTGGTGGAAACTCAAAAGAAATGCGAATGCAAGCTGATTTACTTGATAAATATGCGGAAGCAATGGCAACAAGTTATTCAAGAAAAACAGGTTTATCGCATGATGAAATTTTAGATATTTTAACTGATGGCGAAGATCATTGGTTTACTGCAACAGAAGCACAAGATTCAGGTTATATCGATATTATTAACGATGATGGTTTAGAAATGGCTGCATCGGGTTTTAATAATTCAAAGTATTTTGCAAACGCGCCAACTTTAAAAGGTGTGTCAGCAAATAAAACGGTCGAGCGTGAGCAATCAATTAATGTAAATATAAAAGTTGATGCTGCTGATCTAGACCAACCAACACAACAGGCGGCTCCGGTCGCTGCCACAATTAAAAAGGAAGTCATCATGACTGAAGCAGAAAAAACACAGGCGGCCGAGAAAAAAGCCGCTGAAAAACGGGAAGTTGAAGCTAAAGCACTTGCAAAAGATGCAGAGCGCCGAACTAAAATGCGAGCGGCCTTCGCGAATCATTTAGGGCACGAAGGTGTTCGAGGCTTAATGGATACCTGTTTAGACGATACCGCCATGACTGTATCCGCCGCAAGTGAGCAACTATTAAATCATTTAGGTAAAGATGTAACAGCTCTTGGCAGTCAACCTAGCACCGTTATTGTTGCTGATGTTGTTGATAAATTTCGTGTTGGCGCGCAAAGCGCATTGTTAGCGCGTGCCGGTTTAGCTACAGATGATTATCAAAATGATTATCGTGGATACTCTTTAGCGGAAATGGCGCGTAAAGTTCTCAACATGCACGGCATTGATACCACTCGAATGGGTAAACTGGATTTAGTTGCTGCAGCTTTTACTCATACAACTGGCGATTTTGGTAACCTACTTATTAACACGGCAAATAAAGCCATGTTAATGGGTTATGACGAAGCCGACGAAACGTTTCAAGCTTGGACAAATGTTGGGGAGCTACCTGATTTTAAACTTGCTACACGCGCCGATCTCGATTCGTTCCCCGCACTAGATAAAGTGCCATCGGGTGGTGAATATAAAACGGCGACTGTTGGTGACCGTGGTGAAACAATCCAGTTAGCAACCTTCGGAAAATTATTTGCTATTTCACGTCAATCTATTATCAATGATGACCTTGGTGCATTTACTCGTATTCCTCGCAAGATGGGCCGCGCCGCTGTTCGAACAGTTGGTAATTTAGTGTATGCGATATTAACTGGTAATCCAAATATGAGTGATAATGTTGCTTTATTCCACGCAACACATAATAACTTGTTAACTGGCGCAGCGGTTAGCACAGCATCTGTTGATGCTATGCGTGTCGCGATGGCTAAGCAAAAAGATGCAAGTAAAAATGCATCAGCACTTAACATACGATTAGCAAATGTTATTGTACCGATTGCTTTAGAAGGTGCTGCAAAAGTTGTACGTGATTCCGAAAACGAAGTTGGTGGATCAGCAACGACTAAAAACAATACAGTACCTAATAGTGTTCGCGGCACATTCGAAGTTATTTCGGATGCTCGCCTTGACGAAGCAAGCGCAACGAATTGGTATGGCGCTGCTAACTCTGGCATGCATGACACTATCGAAGTTTCGTACCTCGATGGCAATGCAATGCCTCGCTTAGAGCAACAAAACGGTTGGAATGTTGATGGGACTGAATTTAAAGTAAGTTTAGATGCAGGCGTTAGCCCACTCGACTTCCGTACGCTAGCTAAAAATCCACAGTAATTAACGTTACGCAAAAATAAACCGCAGCCATAAGGCTGCGGTTTTTTAATTAATATATTTAAAAATTAAAAGAGGACAATTTAATGTCAAACTTATTTATACAAAAAGGCAATATTCTTGATTACCTAAATGCGGGTCCGGATTTAGCGGTTAACACTATCTTAACTATTGGCGCATTACTTGGCATTACAATGGATACAATTCCATCGGGCCAAGTCGGTGCTGTTGGTGTGGATGGCGTTTGGAGTTTACCGAAACTATCAACGGATGTTATGGCGGTGGGTGATGTTGTCGACTGGGACGCTTCTACCGGAGAATTTAATTCTAATATTGGTGTTCCGGCAACGGGAGATATAACAAATGGTGCAACCGTTGTTGAAGCCGCAGGCAGTGGCGATACCACCGTAAAAGTTAAAATAAACGCACCTTTTGGTACGTTAAATTAATTAGCCATTATATAAAAGGCCGCTTCTTGCGGTCTTTTATTTTATAAGAATCTATTATGCCAAAAATTCCTACTGAAGATTTGCACGTTATGCTTGAGGGTATCGACCCCGCGCTTTATACACCGAAGGGGCAGTATCACCCATCAAGCCGAACATCCAAACTGAATGGAATTTTTCGGCGTGCTTACGTTGAGTTTAATAACGTCGAAGGTTATCGCCCGTTATACCGCTGTGCAGAAGACGATGTTGTTGGCGTAGAGCACGGCGCATTTATTCGTATAGAGCCAAATGGAAACTATCAGGATTATAAAGTTGTTGGCATTGAACCTGACGGCATCGGATTAACAACTTTAATTTTAGAGAAACAATAATGAACTGTTGCCACTGTCAATATTGGGGACAAGACCCAATAGAACTTGAAGATGGCGCGCCCGAATATATATCGTATATAAGCGGACTTAAACCTTGTCACCATAGCCGTGTTGGAGGTGGCTCATCTGTTAATGAATCACGCAGAGATAAAGATTCATTGAATAGTACCGACCAAATTGAAACCGGCCCATTCTTTGGCTGTAAACATTATAAAGATAAAAGATTATGACGCATAGAGTAGAAACCGTTATGGCTGCTGCCGTAACAGCGGTTACCGGTTTAACTACAACCGGCGCTAATGTTTTTCGCGGCATACTTTATGATGTCCAAGAAAATGAATTACCTTGCCTGCATGTTGAGATGGGCCCCGAAAATAAAGCACAAGAACATATTAATGGCGAAGTTGACTGGAATCTTAACGTTAAAATAACAGCTACTGTTCGCGCTTTAACCGCCTACGAACAAACTATTAATTCGATACGCGAAGAAATACATATGGCATTGCGCGCAGCGCCGCAACTTGGTGAAGCTTTTATTATTGATACCAACGAAGAGGAACCAGATGAAATTGATATCAATAGTGGCGCCCAAAAACCCACTGTCGCACAAACTTTTAATTGGGAAATAAAGTATCGCCGTAATATTGATAACCCGAGTCTTTAGCTTATTGCATCTTAAAGACTCCTTAATATATAGCTGATTACTGCACTATTTTCCATTAACTCAATTTAATTAACCAAATTTAAGCCTGAATCCATTGATTTAGGTACGAAATCGCCATTTACAAACGATTTTCTTGGAGAAAAACAATGCGTGACTGCGACCGTAAGGAAGTAAAACCCAAAAAAGGCGGCTCGATTATTGTCGAACCTAAAAAAGATAAACCACAGGTAAAACAAAATGTTAATAAATAGAGAAGTCATTTTAGTTAAAACAGAAACTACTTATAACACCGATCCAACACCAACAGGTGTTGCTGATGCGGTCTTAGTAGAAACACCATCATGGGCTATGGAAGGTGCGAGAATGAATGAACGCCCCGTGGTTCGTGCCAGCCTTGGCAAGGTTCAACAAGTATACGGTGGTTCACTTAGAGCAATTTCGTTTAACTGTGAACTAAAAGGCTCGGGTACGGCAGGGACGGCACCTGAAATTGGCGCTTTATTACGTGCTTGCGGTTTTGGTGAAACAATCGTTGCCTCTACTTCTGTAATGTATGCCCCCGTTTCAACGGGGATTGAATCAGCAACGATTTATTATTATCAAGATGGTCGCTTAACAACATTAACCGGTTGTCGCGGTACCGTATCATTTTCATTCGAGGCGGGTGGCCTAGGCAAAGCGGCATTTAATTTTATTGGTCACTCAGCAACGCCAACCGATGTAACTATTACGACCGGCACTTATGATTCAGTTGTTCCCGTGGCCTTTAAAGATATTTCTTTTTCAATCGACAGTTTTGCCGCTGTTATCGGTACGTTTTCTTTTGACATGGGGATTACTTTAGCGACACCACCAAACCCGTCTTCAATTGATAGCTATGGAGATGTTCAAATCACCATGAGAGATGTTACCGGCTCGATTGACCCCGAAGATGAACTTGTTGCCACTGAAGCATTCGAAGCCAACTACCGCAACGGAACCAGCATGGCTTTGGCAACCGGTTCAATTGGGTCAACCACCGGCAATATCTACGCAATATCAATGCCCGCTGTTTACTATCGTGATATTGCTCAAGGGGATCGGGATGGTATTCGCATTAATAACTTAAACTTTGCCGCGGCTGAATCCACCACTGACGATGAAGTATCAATTGCCTTTACATAAATAACTATTACAAGGTGCAAAAATGGCTTTAACAATTAACACAAACATATCGCCCGCATGGTATGTACTCGAATCTGAAGTAAATGATGAGCTACCTGCAAAATTTAAAATAAAACCTCTCGATGGCGAACAATACATAGAAGTCTTTGCTGAGGGTGAAGTAACACGTCTTGGCGATCTCAAGCTTAACGGTCTTGGTTTAAAAATGGCGTTACGGTACGGCCTTACTGGGTGGGAAAATATTAACGACGCTAATAATAAGCCCATAAAATTCAGTACGCATAATATTCGTAAATTACCCATGGAGGTATTATCCGAACTTGCCTCTGAAGTTATTAATCGTAGCACACCAAGTGAGGACGAAATAAAAAACTCCTAATCGCAGTTGAAGTAATGAGGCAGCCAGCCTCCTTCAATTGCGATACATGCTCCCATAAAAATTGTGACGAAAATAACCCCGCGCATATTTATCGATGGAGCGTTAAAGGCTTAATTGAATCAAAAACCTGTTTACTGCCAATGGTAACCAATAACTCGTGGATGATTTTGGATTGGTATGAGCACTACAAAGGCCGAGTACTTTTAAAGTCAGGCGGCTTACTAGAACAACCAAAATATTACATTGAAGTTATGACCATCTTAAAAAGAAGAGATAATGAAGACGCAAGAAACGATAACAATCAAAGCTAAGGACCAAACAAAAAAAGCTTTGTCTTCTGTTAACGGCTCACTTAAAAAAATGAGCGGCATCCTTCTTAATGCCAAAACAGCCGTTGCTGGTTTGGTGGGCGTTGGTGGCTTTGGGGCAATTGTTATTCAATCAGCACGTGCGGCCGATTCACTTGCGAAAACGTCAGATAAGCTTGGTTTAACAACGCAGGCATTGGGTGGTTTACGTCATGCAGCCGAACTTACCGGTGTCAGTTCTAATACCATGGACATGGCATTGCAACGTATGGTTAGGCGTTTATCTGAGGCAGCAAACGGAACCGGTGAAGCCAAAGATGCAATAAAAGAACTCGGGTTGAACGCCCAAACTCTTACTCGGTTAGCACCCGATAAAGCTTTTCAGAAAATTGCAAAAGCAATGGAAGGAACCGCAACGCAAGGTGACAAAGTCAGGCTTGCCATGAAGTTTTTTGACTCTGAAGGCGTCGCACTCGTTAATACTTTAAACCTTCAAGAAAAAGGCCTTAGAGCCGCAGCAGAAGAAGCTGAAATTTATGGTGTTGCCTTATCACGCGCAGACGCTTCAAAAATAGAACGCGCAAACGATGCAATGAAAAGAATTCAGGTTGTTGTTAAAGGCGTAGGCACGACAATCGCAATTCATTTGGCGCCGTTCATCGAGGTTATTTCAAAAAAGTTTTCAGATGCTGCCAAAGAATCTAAGGGTTTTAAAACAGAAGTCTTCGATTCCATTAAAGGCATTATTCATGCTATTGGTGTGCTTCGTGATGCGATTCATAATATTGAAATAGCATGGCAAGTAGTAAAACTGGGTGCCGTTGCCGCTTTTGACGGCATTATATCGGGCATTGCTTGGGCTGATAAAGCAATCAGTAATTTTATAGACAAGATGCCTGGTTTAAGCGCTAAACCCAGCGCCGATTTAGAGATTTGGGCGATAGCGTCGGGTATGGCCGTTAAAGACGTTGCCTTTGACCTTGAACAATTATTAAACGCAACGAAACCTTCAGAGGCGATGCAAGCAACGCTTCAAAGTATTTCTGAACAGGCTGAAAAAGTTTCTCAAAAAATGGTTGCCGCGAAAGCCGCCGCTAAATTTACTGATGACGATCAGTCTGCCCTTGATTTAGAGTTTAATGCCGCCAGTGCTCATACGGATCGAATGATCCGATTGATTGAAATGGAAACGGCCGCTGAAAAAACAAAGGCGGCTTTAGAACTAAAAGCCGCCAAAGATAAAATAAATGTAGCCAAAGGGTTAACGGGAAATCTCGCAACACTCATGGCTTCATCTTCGAAAAAAGAATTCGAAGTGGGTAAAAAATTCGCTCTTGCTAACGCATTAGTTAAAGGTTATGAGGCTATCACAAGCTCATACGCGGCAGGTGCTAAAGTGGGTGGTCCATATTTAGGCGCTCTATATGCAGCAACTGCCGCTATAGCAACGAAGGTGCAAATTGATAATATAAAAAACCAATCATTTGCCGGCGGTGGCGGTGTGTCAGTTTCTGGTGGTGCCGGTGGCGGCGTAGCGACTGGCGCAAACTTAGGTGGCGGGGCACCAACGCAAGCTGAAACAAATCAAAACCCAGTTGCTAGCGGTGGCACAACAACGGTTAACCTCATTGGTCGCACGGCATCGTTTACAGGTGAACAAGTTAACGAAGTATTTGATGCGATAGCAGATGCATTGGAGCGTGGTGACAGAGTTTTATTTAGCTCAACAAGTCGTCAAGCATTAGAGTTAAACGTATGACGGCAATAACGTATACCGCAAAAAGAAAAATAGTACCAACATCCTTTTCAGTTAACGATGTTGATATATCAATTCTGGCTTCTGACGATTCTATTAACTCGGTTACAACAGATCTATCAGGATTAGTTGCCGGTGACTGGGTACTAATAGCCAACACTGCTGTTGATGATGGTTGGCATCAGTTATCAATTGATTCAACAACGACCAAAATAACAACAACCTCAACGCTCACAGATGAATCAGCGGGTTCAAATATAAGCATTGTTGGCTATAAACATGGTGAAGGTCAGCCGTATAATTTAGAAACCGCATCGCACGCATTAAACAGAAGCGGCGTTGCTACAAAAAGTCAATCAGTATCATTAAGCGGTATTACAGAAACTTTATTACTTAGAGATATAGAATATTGGGACATAACAACAGACCATATAACGGAAGCTGAATTACCTTATTGGGATGAGTTCATAGCCTCTGTTCGCGCAGGCGAATCATTTACTCTTGATCTATATGGAACCATCGCTACCCCTGATAACACCTTAAATTATATTCTGAAAGATAACCCAAAAACGAACCGCGTCGGCGCTTCGAAAATCTATACACTCTCAATGAGAGTTCAAGTTATATGAGAAGCGATACCACTAATTTTATTGTTAAAAATTCATCAGCCAGCAAAGACCCAAGATACGTTGTTGAAATTGCATTTGATTCCGCTAACACCGATTTATATTATTTTACATCACACTCAGACGCCGCATTACCCAGTGCCGCTTTATCTGTAAGTAGCGTTATAAAAGGGTTGTCTGGTACAAGTCAGACTGTATCGCCTGAAAAGGCTCTCGCCACTATCGGTACGCTATCATTTCAAGTGGTTGATAACGCCGATACGGTTACCATGCTTCAATACAATAAATTGCAGCTGGGTAAGAGTTTACGCGGTATGCGCGTTCGGGTTTATATTGGTTACGAAGGGCTTGATTGGGCAGACTATAGCTTAGTTACAACTCAAATTATTGAAGACGTTGAATACAATGAAGCCGCTTATCACTTTCGTTGCTCCGACGTTCAACGTGAAGAACGAAAAGATATATTCAATTTAGCTACAACAAATTTAAGTTCAACGCTTTCTATTGGTGACACGGTTGTTAATGTTTACGATACATCGTTATTTGAATCCGTAGCGCATTCTAATTCCTATTCAGATGCACCTAGCCAAACGGTTTATTACTTTAAAATAAAAGATGAAATAATACGGGCCACTGGAAAAACGGCGACAACTTTTACAGGCTGCACGCGCGGTGTGTTAAATACAAAAGAAGCACTTCACGAAATAGATACGTCAGCCTCTGCAGAAAGAAGAACCGAGGTTTCGGAATATGTATATTTAGAATTACCTGCACCTAAATTAGCGTATGCAATATTAACGGGTAAGTTAATTGGTCAAGGCGCCGACACGTTGCCTACTTCATGGCACCTAGGTATATCTGACACGTATGTTCGCTTAAGCGATTTTACAGGTATTCTTGAAGACTTATTCGACACAACTGATGATAGTCTTGGTTTTGTTTTACGCTTTGAAGGGTTAAAAAAACAAGACGGTAAAAAGTTCATCGAACAAGAATTGCTTTTGCTGATGGGTTGCTTTAGTCCTGTTTATAGTGACGGACAACTTGGCCTAAAAAGAATGGTTAGCGTGTTATCGAAAGCAGGTTATGTTTATCAGCTCGATCAACATAACGTGGCTAGCCATTCTTCATTACTTCACGATATGAAAAGTTTACATAATCATATCGAGATAAAATGGAATTGGCTCGACAGCAAAGAAAAATATACAAGACGTAATGTGTTAATTGACAATGACTCAATTGCTATTCATGGGTTAGCAACGCCACTTAAATTTTCGTTTCGAGGTTTAAATGGTAGTAGGCACAGCACCGAAACGTTAGGTGAGCGGTTTGATTCATTTAGAGATCGTTATACTGGCCCACCTTTGCGAATCTCTGTTACTTGTTTGCCAAGTACAAATATCTTAGAGGTTGGTGATACGGTTCGTTTATCTTTGCCTAACGTAAAAGACTACAACACGGGGCTTGAGTTAGACAGAACATTTGAAATACAAAATGTATCGATAGATTGGATTACCGGAAAGGTGACTTTTGCGTTATTCGGGTCATCACAGGCGGCAACGGCAATGGCTCAAGTTGCGGTTGACAATGTTGTACCCGATGCCTGGTATACAAGTGAAGGTGATAACTTAGCAACACTCATTCAAACGGGTTACGATTACACAACAAATTATACGGACATAAGTAGCGTTGGCCATATTAACGCTAATTGCACCTTAACAGGTGGGTCTGATTTAAAAAATGCATCTACAAGTATTTATTATCATGATGGTGATTTAGTTATTGATGCTGGCGTGGTTCTAAGTATCACAAATAATGTTCAGCTTCGCGTTAAAGGTTTTTTAACGATTAATGGTGAAATAAACGGTGCGGGTGCCGGCAATGTTGGTGCTGCATATCGGTCTAGTGATAGAACTCCAGCAACGACATATTCAACTTATAAGTATGAAAATAATACAAAAGGTATTTCAGGCTTTATAGGCAACCCGCAGTCAGGTGGTGGGGTAATAGGTGAAAATTATCAACCATACAGATCACATCAAGGGCACACAACCTTTGGGCAGCATCCTGTTACCCCTAAATTATCATTTAGTGTAATAGGTTCAACGGTTGAAGGCATACCGGCAAATCTTCTGGGATCGTCAGGTGCCACTGGAAGAGTGTACACATTCGGCCAAAACCTTGGTGGTGTTGGGTACTGGGTAACTGGTGCCGGTGGTGCTGGCGGTAATGGCGGCGCTGGTTTATTTATAACATCGCGCGGCGCTGCTTTTGGTGCTAGCGGGTTAATTGACGTATCCGGCACAGATGGTTTTGAAGGTGATCATTGGGGTGCTGGACCTAATATAAGCGTTTGGACAACAAACACAATATCCCAATGGTCAGGATCAGGTGCCGGCGGCGCACCCGGTGCAGTGTACTTTGCTATTGACGGTGTTAGCTCAACAATTCCCTTATTGGATAAAGTAACCGCGTGTTATGGCAACACCCCCATAAAACAAATTCCAGTAACAGCACCAGAACTTACGGGCGTTATACCGGTACCAAGATATTCATATTATCTAGGAACCCAATGTTCAAACTCTGATTTATCTGGATACAACGGCGCCGCTAGAATATCTTTTGTTGTTGGCGCGGAAACGCCTGAAGAAGACCCTGGTGCACAGCTAATTCAACCACCAACCGTATTAACGCTAGCCAGTGGCACCACTGAATTATTTGTAACCGGTGATGGAACCGTTGTTGCTAGAATTAAAGCCTCTTGGACTGCCGCAGATGATTCGCGTGTTGTTGGTTATGAAGTTCAATACAAAAAGTCTGCCGATTCAGTTTGGATTAATGTGGCCGATGTTATCGGTGAAGTTGAAAGTTGGATACAACCCATTGATTCAGGGGTTGCTTACGATGTTCGCGTTAGGTCTAGCGACAACATTCGAAATACTTCAGGCTGGGTTACCGAAACCTCACATACAGCGCTTGGCAAAACAGATGCACCGTCAAATGTAACAGGCTTTAATGCATACAATAACGGCATTACTATTGTATTTAAGTGGACTCAAGTTTCTGATATCGACTTAGCCGGCTATGCAATACGCTACATAACACAAGGCGCAGCGAATATATGGGGTGATGGTATAAAATTAACATCCGTAACCCGTGGCACAAACGTAACCTCTGCAGACATTCCTGATGGCTCGTGGACCTTCATGATTAAAGCGGTCGATACATCAGGGAATTATTCAGCCGCCGTCGCAACAGCAAATGCAACAATCGTTAGCGACTATGATGTAATAACAACGATTGAAGAATCACCCAACTGGTCTGGAACACTAACCGGTTTTATAAAATTATTTAATGGTAGCCTGATGCCGAATGGTACGGCTCTCATGTCTACATTCACGGACTGGTCTGATTTTGATAACGCCGTTCCTGATCCAGTTGCCGATGCTTATTACGAAATTGCTACACCAATCGATCTTGGTTTTGATTCGGTTGCTCGTTTTTTTAGTTTAATAGAATCAAAAATACATCCTCTTGCAGCATCGGGTGAAGCTGATCCACATTATGAAATCGATTATAAACTAGACGCCGGCAGTTACATTGGTTGGCAGTCCTGGTCAATTGGTTCGCTAACAGCTCGGTATGTCAAAGTTCAGCTCCATAATGAATCGTCAGTTGGCATTCCTATTATTTCTGGACTGGCAAATACTTTAGATGCTGTTGAGAGATCGGAACGAGGTGAGTCAGTTGTTATTGGCGCAACAGGTACAACAATCACATTTGCAACCCAGTTTAACTTGCCTCCATTTATAGAGGTGGGGATACAAGGAACAGTTGCACTGTATCCAACACGAGAATTAGTGACAGGAACCAGTTTTAAAGTGCATGTTTTTGATAGCTCAGGCACTGAGGTTGGCGGCACAATAGATTGGAAAGCAACAGGAGTTTAATGGCGTGACAGTTTATAAATATAATCCACCAGATCAATCAGCGGACACATTTCCAGAGTATAAAAATAATATTGATTCATCCATACGTGCGAATGCATCATTAGCAACTAATTTTTACCCGCATGAAAGTTCAACACCGGCAATGACTGTGGATATGGAAGCAGGAAGAATATGGGATTTTGCATCGGGGGCATTAATAGAAGAGGCCGCACGGGTTACGTCTACTATAACAGCACCTGTAACAAACCCAAGAATTGATCGTATTGAAGTTGACCCTGCTACTGGCAACTACAGCATATTAACAGGTGTTGAGTCGGCATCACCAATAGCACCAGCTTACACTGCTGGCCATTATCCAATTTGTCAAATATTGCTAGCAATAAGTGACACAGCAATTTACAACACACAGATAATAGATGAACGCCCGTTAGTGGTTGCACCTATTCCTGAAGCGCCAGAAATTACTCATTTTTTCTCAACAACTAAAGAGTATACATTTGACAGCACCGTTTTTGTCTCTCTCAATAATGTAACAGGGGTAATCGCAGAAGGTGTATTAACAACTGTTGGTCCAACGGGGAGTGGCGCTACCTATATATGGAGTGCTTTAGATTACATTCCAGCAAACGCAAAATATGTGGATTTATTTGTCACTTGGGCCTCAAACGGGGTAACTGGTAACAATATAAATTCATTCTGCGCTTTCCACAAAGAGGGCGCTACAGCCTATCATACCAGAGTCGCTTTATATGCAGATAACAATTCAGCAGGTTCGCTGCCATACCAGTCCAGTGTTAATGTAATGGTTCGTGTTCCCCTTGCATCATTAAGCAACATATTTGAAGTTGGTTGGTTTGACGATCCAACAAATACACCGATCAACAATCAATTTACAATTGTAAGCTTTGGTGTGTAAAGGTGCCTAAATTAACTGCACACACTATGATTTGTTCATTCCCTTTTTTAGATAAACTCGGGTACGCACCAGCCTGCGCATTACATGATAACGAATACGACAATTCTCGAACGTACATGCATAAATTTAAACGTGACGCAAAACTTGCAAGAGATATGCGCCGGTTCGTTAAAGCGTGGCATGCGTGGCCCATCTCATTTGCAACGTTCGTTGTATTAAGCACTTACCCATTTTCTTACTATAAATATTTCGTTAATAAAAATAATGCTGGAGGGCATTTCTGGTCTGTTTTTTGGCTTTGCTTAACAGTGTACATAACATGGAGTTTTTTTTATGCCTGATCAAACGGTAACTTTTGCAAAAGAAATATGGGATTTAATTAAATATGTGATTGTTGCAACTCTCGGCTGGTTTGGGTGGACCTTAAAAAGAGCCAGAACACAGCTAGATGACCATGAAAAAAACCATGTAAAAAAATCTGATTTTAATGACACTCTGAATTCATTAAGAGCGGATATAAAAGATGGGTTTTCTACATTAAAAACCGATGTTAAGGATATGCATAAAGAAACAAATGATGATATTCGAAACATTCACAAGCGAATAGATGACGTAGGCAAATGAATTTAAAGAAACTTCTTATTAAGCATGAGTCATTAAAGCTCACCCCTTATTTAGATACTGAAGGTATTTTAACTGTTGGCGTAGGTAGAAATTTAGAACGGCCTATTTCAAATGAGCTGGCTATGTTTATGCTCGATGAAGATATTGAGTCAGCCAAAAAAGATGCTTCAAATTTCAAATGGTTCAATGAGATTAACGAGGTCAGGCAAACTGTAATATTGGATATGCTTTTCAATTTAGGTTTATCGAGATTTATGGGATTCAAAAAGACAATCGAAGCTATTAGTGCAGGCGAGTACTTAAAAGCTTCACAAGAAATGCTTGATAGTAAATGGGCAAGGCAAGTAGGCCACAGAGCGATTGAATTAGCAATGATGATGGAATCAGGAGAATACCAGAATGTTTAAAAAATTATTCAAGTCAAAGACAATTAATTTTAGCTATCTGGTGGCAGGGTTGGGCGCTGCTGAGATGTACTTGCCGATGGTTAAAGAGCAATTAGGCTCTCATTATGGTGTTGTGTTAATGGTTATCGGTGTATCTGTTGCCGTACTACGAAAAGTAACCACAAAACCATTAAGCGAACGATAATGCTTGGTTCATTAAAAAATTACTCAATAGCTCTGCTTGGTATTGTTGCCGCTGTCTTTGCTGTGCTGTTCTACCGTTCTAAAGCAAAGTACGAGGGTGCAATGCGTAAAGGTGTTGAGCAAGTACGGGAAACCGAAAAGAAAGCCACAACCGTCATGGTTAATGGTTTAAACCGTGAAAAAAAGGCCAGAGAAAATGCAAAAAATAATATTATTAATCGCAACTATTTTGGTAAGTAGTTGTTGCGGTATTCCGCAAAAAGCTAATCTTACCTTACCGCCTGAAACCATCTGCCCTCAATTCAGAGACATGGACCTAATCGGTGTTAATGATATTACTTACGCGAAAGTCGCCGAGCTAGATATTATCTGTAAAGAGACAATACCCACCTATAGAAATATCATTAAATCCACGCAGTAAGCCTCCCGTAAGCTTTGCTACTCGCCCAATAACCCGCTTTACATGACATACAACTCTCAAAATCTATCATCTATTGCAGGCTTATATTTTTTAGTTTTTCCATGTAAACAAGCAGGAATTTTCCTAACGTTATTTGCTAAGACATTGTTTTATATACCCCAAAAACCATAGACTTTGTTAGGAAAAATCACCTTAAGTTATTGAATTTAAAGAGTTATATACTGGGTTGTGATTCCGGTCGTCGCGGGTTCAAGCCCCGTCAGCCACCCCATTTTTACTATAATTATCAGTAAGTTAGAATAAAACGTATTAGATGAAACTTATATTTCCTAACGTTTCCTAACATTTTTCCTAACGTTTTTTATATTTTCTGATGATAAAGTAAATTAGCTAATACTTAAATATACCTATTTATGGGTATTCAGCTATGTTGCCCTAAGTCGATATAGTGGAACAACCTCCCACAAAGTGAGGCAGTGCTTTACAAAGTAGCACGGTTTAGGGGATAATCCGCGCGATTAGTTGATTTGTAATGTATTTTAGTTAATATTATTAACGTACACACAAAAATATAAATAAACACTTGGAGTTATCACAATGTCTAGCTTAACGGGAAGTAAAATACCTTGCTTCGAGAATTCTGAATCAGAATTAGAAGCTAACTATGTCTCAAAGAAAAATGACAAAGAGAACCCTTTGGTTGATGTTAAATTTTATGCTGGTAATACAGCAAGCTGCACCAGAGATGAATTTTGTGTGGAAGCCCTTGCTATGGAAAAAGCTGTTGCCAAAGGTAAGACTGAAGAACTGATATTTAATGACGTAACACAATAAAAAAACTAATAATTTTTTTGAAACCCCTTATAATAGGGGTTTTTTTATGCAAAAAAAAAGTGGGGCGAGCAAGTGGATTTAACCAATATATTCCTTAAGAGTCATCGAGCAAAAGAATGTTATAACGGTCTGGCTAAAAATCCAAAAGCTTTACCGGTATCGGTTGATGAGCTAAAGGTCGCTATCGAAAAATTCACCGGTCTTGAAATAAGGCTTTATAAGGTTGACTACAAGGAAGAATTAACTGAATTGGTAACAGCGCAATTCGACCTTGATGGTTCGGAATCCCCTGAAGAGATGGCCGTTATTAATGCATATATTGAAGATTTCGTTAAAACAAAACGCTTTTTGGGTAGGTTGAATAAATATAAATTAAGCGCTGATATTTTTGTTGCAAAAAACGATGTAACCTTTTGCCAACAGCGATTAATAGCAACAAAGGAATTGGCTCATTTAATTATTGATGATGCGGACACAGAGTCTAATAATATTATTGAGTTAATATCTGATATTGTTTACCAGGCTGATGTTGCTGAAATTAACGAGCAGATGCAATCTGAAAGTTTAGCGTACCATGTCGCTCTGGATTTATTGTTTCCCTGGGAATACAGAAAAGATATTAAGGCTGAATACGATGCTAAGAATATTCAATCCATCGATATAGCAGAAAAATTTAAAATACCTCGCAAAGATGTTGAAAGGTGTTTGAGTGATCAAATGTTTGGCGCTTACGAGTATTTATACAATGCTGTTCACGAAGTGCTTGATGCTATTAAAGCTATGGATGCTAAATAACTACTTATCCGGATCAACAATATCCACAACATCAGCTGTTCTATTATACCGCTCACTCATTGCCTTAGTTTTATGGCCCGAAAATTCTTGCTTATCCCCTTCAAAATCACTAATGCCTTTTGCTTTTAAATCATGTAGCGAGAATCGTTCTTTAACTAGCGGCGGGTATTGTTGTTCAAATAATTCTTTCCGTGCCTGGTAGTTTTCTTCGCCTTTTACTTCTCGACAAATCCCCATTGCTTTATCAACGAGCTTACCAAACATACCCTTCAAACCTTTAGCCGAGTAGGGCTGGCCATGTTTATTGTGAACAATATAAAATGTTTTTATATTCTCGCCTTTTAATTTGGATGGCTGTTTTTTTGCTAATTCAATTGCAGCGCGCAGCCTTGGCGTCCATTTTTTTATTTGTTTCTTGCCTGTTTTATTTTGCTCTATATATAAACCTTCATTTTTAATATCGCTAACCATTAGAGTTCGTATGTCCCCCGAACGTGCACCACACAGATAGGCTATTTCCATTACTGCCTGAATATTTGGTGGTGCCATGTCGTGCACGATTTTATATTCTTTATCCGTAACGTAACGCGTTCGAGGTTTTAGTTTAAATGGCTTAACGCCTTTGCATGGGTTGGTGGTAACGTGGCCCCGCTCAAACCCCCACGCCATGACGTTAGATAAAAACGTACGCTCTCGATTAGCGCGGGACTTGCTTTGTTGGCCGCGGTAATCCATGTATTTACGAAGGTGTTTGGGTTGCAAGTCAATCGAGCGCATTTTACCAAATACGGGTTCAATGCGGTTTTTGCAATCAAGGTAGTCTAACTGGCTTTCGGGTTTTAACTGACTGAAAGTTTCACTTTTCAAGTAACCTTCAATTAAAAATGCAATTGTTTTTTTGTCGTTCTTTTCTTGAAAGTGTTTTTCGTAGGCAAGATAAACATCAGCTCTGGATGCATCTAAAGGACATAACCGAATCGCACCACCACCTGGTGGGTGATACTCATAAGCAGACTTTCCCTTGTATACACGCTCGGGCATCCACTTGTCTTTGTCTGTTCGTCTATTGCTGGGGCTCATTTATAGGCTTAGCTTTAGATTTAAATGCAACGCTATTTTTTATGGCTTGATACTGAGCAATAAGGCCGGCGCATTGCGCGGCATACGAGGCCCACGCAAACGGAACGCGGATGTTTTTATCCAGAGCAGCTTCCAATTTCAGGCGAGCAATTTTTAATTTAAGCTCGTTTAGTGCGTCTTCTTTACTGTGATTCATA